TTTGGACATCGACATTGTTCCTTGGATTTGTGATGAAAACGAATCTGAAATTTTCGAAAAGATAAAAAACTCCAAATCTGAAATCTGTTTTGGGCATTTTGAGATTGCTGGGTTTGAAATGGATCGTGGCAATGTTTGTGATACTGGTATTGACAAAAAAACATTAAGCCGTTATGATGTAGTTTTGTCAGGACATTTTCATCACAAGTCATCTGATGGCAATATCACATATGTCGGCACTCCATACGAAATGACATGGGCAGATTATTCTGATGCCAAAGGGTTTCATATTTTCGATACTGAAACCCGTGAGATGGAGTTTGTGAAGAACCCATTTACGATGTTCAACAAAGTTTTATATGATGACGGTGCTACCGACTTTGAACATTGGAAAGCTTTTGACTTTTCTTCTTTGAAAGAATCATATGTTAAAGTTGTGGTAATCAACAAACAAAATCCATACCTGTTTGATTTTGTAGTTGACAATCTCTACAAATCTGGTTGTTCCGACATTTCAATAGTTGAAGATTTTACTGATGTAACAATTGATGATGATATTGTGGATCAAGCCGAAGATACAATGACCATTCTGTCTAAGTATATTGATGCACTTGAATTAGATGTTGAGAATGACAAATTGAAAAAACTTATGCGTGAGCTTTATGTTGAAGCCTTGAATACGGAAGTTACTGATTAATGATATTGTTTCAAAAAGTCCGTTGGAAGAATCTTCTTTCAACGGGTAACTACTTTACTGAAATCAATCTTGCGACAACTGCAAACACTTTGATTGTTGGTGAGAATGGTTCTGGCAAATCTACTTTGCTAGATGCTTTGTGCTTTGCTTTGTTTGGCAAACCATTTCGTAATATCAATAAACCACAACTACTCAATTCTATCAATAACAAAGATTGTGTCGTTGAGGTTGAATTCAATACCAACAACAAAGCGTATAAGATCATTCGTGGTATCAAACCAAATGTTTTTGAAATTTATTGTAACGGCGAACTTCTGAATCAAGATGCCGCATCAAGAGATTACCAAGAACACCTGGAAAAGTTTATTCTCAAACTAAACTACAAGTCTTTCACACAGATTGTGATTCTTGGTTCTGCGTCTTTTGTTCCTTTTATGCAGTTGTCGGCATCTGATCGTAGAGCAATCATTGAAGACCTGCTGGACATTCAAATCTTTTCTACTATGAATGCTCTTGTGAAAGAGCGACTTTCTGGCAACAAGGATGTCACTTCGCAAAAGAAACACCAGATCGAACTGGCCACGCAGGCCTACGACTTGGAAAAGAAACATATTGAAGAATTGGATAAAACCAACAAAGATGAGATAGAGAAACACCAAAAAGAAATTGCAAACAATCTTGTGGTGGTTTCAGAGCTCACTTCAAACAATGATGTTATTTCTACTAGAGTTGGTGAATTGCAAAATCTTGTTTCATCTAAAGCTGAAGTAGAAACGAAAATTAAAAAGATGACAAAGTTGGAGTCTCAGATAGAAAACAACTTGTCTAAATTTAAGAAAGACATTTCTTTCTTTCAGAACCATGATGATTGTCCAACTTGCCGCCAATCTATTGCTGACAGTTTCAAACAAGAAGAATTGAATTCTTTGAGCAAAAAAGTGGAAGAAAATACTGATGCTTTGGGAAAACTTGAAACTCTTTTATTGGATGAACAGAAGAAACTTAATGATATTAGTGAAGTGCAAACTACGATTCAACAATTGCAAGTAAAAATTGCAACGAACAACACTTCAATTAATGAAACAAACAAGTATATCATCAAACTTCAAAAGAAGATTGAAGAGCTAAGTGCTACAAAAGAAAATACACAGCAAAATAGCAACAAACTAAAAGAGTTAGAGGATACTTTGTCTCTACTACAGCAAGAGTTAAAAGAACTAATACAAGTAAAAACATACTTGGAAGCGGCATCAAATCTCCTCAAAGATACTGGCATCAAGACCAAAATTGTAAAACAGTATCTACCAGTCATTAATAAGTTGGTCAACAAATATTTAGCATCTTTGGATTTCTTTGTGAATTTCAATCTGGATGAGTCATTTAAGGAAACAATCAAGTCTCGGCATCGTGATGAGTTTTCTTACAATAACTTTTCTGAGGGAGAAAAACAACGCATTGATATGGCATTGATGTTGACATGGCGTGCTGTTGCCAAATTGAAGAACTCCGCAAACACCAATCTGCTGATACTTGATGAAACATTTGATTCGAGCCTTGATGCCAATGGCACCGAGTATTTGATGAACATCCTACATATGTTAGATGATGTGAATTTGTTTGTCATATCACACAAAGGTGATTCTCTACAAGATAAGTTTTCCAATGTTATACGATTCGTTAAAGAAAAGAATTTCTCAAAGGTGAAAAAATGAGTGAAGTTTTAGTAATTAATACTGAAGATAGTTTAGCTAAACCAAAAGCAATACAACCATTACCTATATTCAATGAACATTTTCCTTTGCTTATGCAGGAAATGCCAGAGTATAAAGAAGTTTTGCCAAATCCTGGAATAAGTCATCTAGCAGAAAGTCTAAAGCATACGCTACAGAAGTGTGGTGGCCTTGGTCTTTCTGCCAATCAATGTGGTATTCCCGTTAGAATGTTTATCATTGGGCATGAACAGTTTCAGCTGGTGTGTATAAACCCAAAAGTTTTGGCCAAATCGGATGAAATGGTAAAAGATGATGAAGGTTGCCTCTCTTTTCCTGGTTTATTCTGTAAGATAGAAAGACCTAAGTGGATTGAGGTAGAGTTTACCAATGAACAAGGGCAAGTCATTCAAACAAAACTTGAAGGCTTGACTGCTCGTTGTTATCTACACGAATTGGATCATATGAACGGCATTAAGTTTACAAGTTATGTTGGTCCTGTTGCACTTAGAATGGCACAGACAAAACAGAAAAAACGAATCCGAGAAGCAATTAAGAGGAAGAAAAATGGGTTACTCTTTTGATCCAAAAGATGATGTTGAGACACAATGGAAAAAATGGCTTGACTCAGGTCTAACATACGAAGATATTGACGAAGATATGCTTCGTGAGCGTGTTATCAAAGAGTTAACTTATGTCTCAAAGATGGATGTAAAAGAGTATACGCTTTACCAGAAATGGTGTGAAGTGCAAGAGCGTTATCCCTCTGTTGTTGTGAATGATTTGTGGGAAGGCGAAAGGCGTGTTCTTGAAGATGAAGGGCAACGCCGAGCTATTGAAGAAGTCAAACATAATTTTTGGTTGCCAGAGACGCCTGAGGCGTATGAGTTACTACAACCAGAACTTGTCTACTGCAATAAGGCAGATGATTTGCCTGAATTGTGGAACTGCATTCGCACTTTTTCTTCCACAATGAAGAACAATTCAAACATTGGTCGAAACCTAAATTTCATTGTTCGTGATAAAGCTACAAAGAAGTATCTTGGTGTGATTTGTATTTCATCTGATTTTCTTGACTTGACACCGAGAGACAAGTATATCGGCTGGGCGAAAGAATTGAAGACACAAGGTGGAATGATTAATCATACTGCTATTGGTTCTACGATTGTGCCTCTACAACCACTAGGTTTCAATTATGTTGGTGGTAAACTGTTGGCACTTTTGTGTCTCTCTGATCCTGTGCAAGAACTTTGGGAAAAGTTGTATGGTGATAAGTTGGTATCTGTAAGCACCACATCACTCTATGGCAAAACAAAGGCTGATGGATTGTCACAGTATGATAATCTAGATTACTGGATGAAAATGGGTTTTACTTCAGGTTCTGTCTCTTATGAACCAAGCAATGAAACTCGCTATATGATTCGTGAGTGGCTAAAAACCAATCACACTCGCCGATACTTTGAGTGGTATGTTGCTAAGAAACCATCTGGTCAACCACATAAGCGTGACCACAAGAATCGTTCATTGACATTCACCTATAACAAATTGAGTGTGCCGAAAGAACTCATCAAATCAGAACACGCTCGAGGCATTTATTGGTGCCCTCTGTATGCCGAGTCTGTTGAGTTTCTCCGAGGCGAACATGACGGCAAAGATATGAAAAAGTGCTTTGATTCGTCTGTAGAATCACTAAGTAATCTATGGAAAGAGAAACACGCTAAGCCTCGCATCAAGCAGTTGGTGAAAAAAGGCAGAGTATCAAGTGAGTCTCTGTTCTACGACAATCTGGCAACCATGTCTTGGCAAGAAACAAAAGACACATATTTGCCTCAGGTCGGTCGATAAATATAGTATAGTTATGCATATGCGGTGAGTCCGAGACAGCCTATCCCAATAGGCAGAGAGGTTTAACTCCTCTAAACCGCTCCACTTCTGTTGTATGAAAACAACAAATTTTCTGAGTAAAATCAACAGCTTACAAAGGCCTTGACAGTTTATTTGGTTCATTGTAGGATTCATTCATAGTTGATACGGATGCATACATGACTTTTACTGCCGAACAAAAATCGCAGCTTGCCAAGTTGATGGCGACCGAGAACCTGACGGTTCAACACCAAAAGATTCATACTGCCAAATTTGACCCAATCAATCGGGTGCTCTACTTGCCTATCTGGCAAAACATGAGCGGCGACCTCTATGACCTGCTGACTGGCCATGAGGTCGGTCACGCTTTGTATACTCCTGCCGATGGCTGGCATTCTGCTGCTACTGACAAATCCAAGCCTAGCAGCTACAAAAACTTTTTGAATGTGGTTGAAGATGCCCGTATCGAAAAGAAAGTGAAGCGCCGTTATCCTGGTTTGAAGACCTCTTTCCAAAAAGCTTATAAAGAGCTTTTCGAGCGAGATTTCTTCGGCATCCGTTATCGTGACATTAACAGCATGGCGTTTATTGACCGCTTGAATGTCTTCACTAAGTCCCAGTATACAGCGGACTGGATCAAATTTACTGATGAAGAGCGGAGTTTTATCTCTGAAGTTGAATCTCTTGAAACTTGGGATGATGTTGTTCGTTTGACCGATAAGATTTTTGCTTATTCGAAAGATGAGCAATTCGAGCTTCAACAAAACGATTTTGTTTATTCGGATGATGACCATGAGGAAGGTGAGGATGGTGATGGTGTAAAATCCTTTGATATGGATTCTGCTGATGATGGCGAAAACAGCCAAGATGCTGACTCTGGTAGTGATTCTGATTCCGATATTGAAAAAGATTCTAAACCTAACGAAAATGAAACCGAAGATGTTTCTGATGGTGATGATGATCCTGAAGGTTCCTATGATTTCGAACAATCTTCAAGCTTGAATCGTGTTAAAGAATCTGAGATTTCTGAAAAAGATGCATTCATTCCTGATTGTGTCACCGATGAAGAATTTCGCCGGCGTGAGAACCTTCTGCTTGATGAAAAGAGCAAGCCTTATATCTACTTGAACATTCCAAAGTATAACAAGCAATATTCTGTTACGCCTGCGGAAAAAGTCATTTCACAAATTGAAGAATACTACAGCGCTATTGATCCTTTTAGTAACAAACCAATTATTGACTCTGAGACTATTCGTGGATTTCTGAACAATTTTAAAAATCGTAATGACCGTTTTATCAATTTGCTGGTGAAAGAATTTGAAATGCGTAAGGCTGCTAAGGCCTTCAGTAAGTCTCGCTTGTGTGACACCGGTGATATTGACATTAACAAGCTTTCTTCTTATAAGTTTGATGACAACATTTTCCGCAAAGTGATGCTTACACCTAAAGGTAAGAATCACGGCTTGATTTTGTTGCTCGATAAGTCCGGTTCTATGTCCAGTAACATGGCTGGATCGATTGAACAAATTTTGATTCTTTCCATGTTCTGCCGCAAAGTGAACATTCCGTTTGTTGTTTATGGTTTTGGTTGCTCTGATGAGGCTTACACTTCTGACCATGGTTCTAAAGGCGATATGTATAAAATTTTCAGTAGAGAAAAAAATGAAATTGATATTTGTCCGGTGGCCATGCGTGAATACCTCAATTCATCAATGTCCAATTCTAACTTTACACGAGCAATCAAGGCTTTGTTGTGCTTGAAGTGGTCGTTTGAATACCGGGTCCGCCATCAACGGCCAAAATCCGAAAGTTTGTCCAACACTCCTTTGACCGAAGCAATTTTCGCTACTGGTTATCTTATGAAGGAGTTTCGTAAGAAGCACAATCTAGATTTGTCTAGTTTGATTATCATCCATGATGGCGATTCTGATGACATTAATAAGTATTGGGGCTCAAATGAATATACTGGAAAACCGACAATTGAGCGTTTTCATCCTTCTTGGCAAAATGTGATCATACAAGATGTAGCGAACAAGTTCCAATATAAACTTGAAAATATGAACAAGTATGATACAATGCTGCTTTCTGCTTTGAAGTGGTTCAATCATGTTACTGGTTCAAAAGTTTTTGGTTTCTTTTTGACTGAAGGTTCTCATTCCGCAAAGTTTTCGCTAAGGCATCGTTATGTTTTTAATGATGGCGAACACTATGAAACCAAGCGGTATAAGGCTCATGTAAATCGTGACTATGGAACAGAAAATGCTTTGCTGGCCGAAATGAACAAAATTATCAAGGAATTCAAAAGTGAAAAGTTTGTTGCTTGTAAGACTCATGGTTACCACGATTTCTACATTGTCGCCGGCGGCACCGATTTGAATGCTGAAGACGGTGAAATTGAAATTGAAGGTAAAGTGACCGCTGGCAAATTGAAGAATGCCTTTATGAAGTTTAACAAAAGGCGCATTGTTAATCGGGTGCTGGTCTCCCGGTTCATTCAGGGCATTGCTGCCTGATGTTGCTTTAAAACAACATCGCTTGACAATTGACCTCCTTTGTTTTATAATGTTTTTATTGTTGATAAGGATACATGATGACTACCCGTGCTGAAAATCGCCAAAAGTTTATTGATTCTCTGGTCGCTCTGAAAAAGCCAGTTGTGACTAGGACTGAAATCAAGAAAATTTGTTCTGAATTGGGTCTCTCTGGTGCTCAATGGTTCACCAAGGAAGATTCTAATCGTGTTGGTCGTGGACTCTACAAAGTGCCGGTTGCTGGCGCTTCGGCGATTCAAATGACCGCTCAAGTCCTGCCTATGGTAAAACCTGTGGAAAAGTCTGAAAATCGAATTCAAAATGTTTCGACCGACCTGGAAGAAACCGATCTGGTGCCTAAGGTCTACAAAAATTATGTAGCGTTTGGTAACTTTGATGATGTTTTGTCAATTGTGCAAAGCAATCGATTCTTTCCCGTTTTCATCTCTGGTCATTCTGGCAACGGCAAGACCATGAGTGTTGAGCAGGCTTGTGCAAAGGCAAAGCGTAAGTTTGTTTGCGTTTCTATGACGCCTGAAACCGATGAAAGTGATTTGCTTGGTAACTATGTGCTGATCAACGGCAACATGGAATGGCGTGATGGTCCTGTGACTACTGCCGCACGCCAAGGCGCTGTGCTTTGTATTGATGAAATTGACTACGGCGCTCAGAACCTTTCCTGCTTGCAGCGTGTTCTTGAAGGCAAGCCTTTTATGCTTAAGAAGAAAGGCGAGCTGATTGTTCCGACTCCTGGTTTCACGGTGTTCGCTACTGCTAACACTAAGGGCAAGGGCTCTGATGATGGTCGTTATATGTTTACCAATGTTTTGAACGAAGCGTTTCTTGAGCGTTTTCGCAATACAATGGAACAAGATTGGCCTCCGGTTGCTACTGAACGGAAAATCATCCGTAAGGAACTTTCTTCGGCCGGCCGTGAAGATGATGATTTCGCCGATAAGCTTGTTACTTGGGCTGATGTTATTCGTAAGACATTTGCTGATGGCGGTTGTGATGAAGTGATTTCCACCCGCCGTTTGGTCCACATTGTAGAAACTTTCGGTATCTTCGGTGATAAGATGAAGGCAATCGGTATGTGCTTGAATCGCTTTGATGATGATACCAAGGCATCATTTGTCGACCTGTATACTAAGGTTGATTCTGGTGCTACTGCCGAGCAAATTCTGACGCCGCCGGCACCGCCTGAAACTCCGGCAAAAGAAGAAGTTGATGATGAAATCCCGTTCTAATTGCCTGTATAACGCTTGACACAGAGCGTAATCTGTGTCATAATGTCTTTCTATTTGAGAGAAGGTCGCCTCTCAAATTTTTGTAATAAGTGCGACTAATTTATGGAGAACTTCGTAATGACTACTAAGGAAAAAGTCTTTAACTACCTGTCTAAGGACAGCGCTCGTAACACCCTCACGGCTACCCGTATGCAGAGCCTTTTCGGTGTTGCTAATCCTTCTGCAACCATCAATGACCTTCGCAATGAAGGCCATGCCATCTACTTGAACAGCCGCATCGTCAATGGCGAGCGTGTTTCGTTCTACCGTCTCGGCACTCCTACCAAGCGTATGGTTGCTGCTGGCATCCAAGCTCTTCGCTCTCAGGGTGAGCGTGCTTTTGCCTAATCTCTAAAAGAGTTTTAGGTCGAGGAGAGATATATAGTTATATCTCTCCTTTTTTTTACTTTATGGGTGCATTATGGAAATACAAGTCAAACTTGATGAATTGAGAAAAAATAAACTTTTCATTGCTACACCAATGTATGGTGGTATGGCACATGGTCTTTATGTCAAGTCTAACCTTGACTTGCAAGCCATGATGGGAAAGTATGGAATTGAAACCAAGTTTTCATTCCTTTTCAATGAATCACTAATTACTCGAGCTCGTAATTATCTTGTTGATGAATTTTTGCGAACAGACTACACACATCTGTTGTTCATTGACTCCGATATTCACTACAATGCTCAAGATGTTGTTGCGTTGATGGCGCTCGACAAAGATGTAATTGGTGGTCCATATCCTAAGAAAGCAATCAACTGGCGCAATGTCGTTGAAGCCGCTCGAAAGCACCCTGACTTGGATCCAAGAGAACTAGAAAAGTTGGTTGGAGAGTATGTCTTCAATGTGGTAAAAGGCACAAAGCAATTCTCTGTGACTGAACCTCTTGAAGTTTTGGAAATTGGAACTGGTTATATGCTTATCAAACGCCATGTTTTCGATAAGATGAGAGATGCCTATCCAATGATTCACTACAAACCTGACCATGTTGGTCAAGCCAACTTTGATGGTTCTCGCTACATTCACGCATACTTTGATACTGTCATCGACTCCAAAGGTAGTATCACAGATGGTGGAACAGATCGTTACCTAAGTGAAGATTATATGTTCTGCCAAATGTGGCGCAAGATCGGTGGCCAAATCTTCTTGTGCCCATGGATGAAAACACAACACGTTGGAAGTTATGCATTTACTGGTGATATGCCAGCTGTTGCTAACTTTGCTGGTAAACTATGAGACAAATTGACTACAAGTATAGCGAGGATCGTTTGTTGGAGGAATTGCGTGACTACATTGACGCAACCTACGATGAACACTATTCACAAAACAAATTTCAAGCAACCGAATTCATCATGGATTCTGGCCACGGAGAAGGGTTTTGTGTTGGCAATATTATGAAGTATGCCCAACGCTATGGCAAAAAAGATGGTTATAACCGCAAAGACCTCCTAAAAGTGTTACACTATGGAATTATGGCACTTCATAACCATGACATGACTAAAGGAACTAGATAATGAAACTCTCAAGTGAAACTCTTAGTGTATTGAAAAATTTTGGCAGTATCAACCAAGGAATTTTTCTAAAGAAGGGCAAGACCCTTAAAACTGTATCTTCTCATAAGAATATTCTAGCGCAAGCTAATATTCCTGATGAGATTCCTGCCGACTTTGGCATCTATGATTTGAATGAATTTCTTTCGGTCGTTTCTCTCCACAAAGATGACCTGAGCCTTGAATTTGATTCAAAGAATGTTGTCATCTCTGGCCTCAAAGGTCGAAGCAAGATCAAGTATCGCTCTTGTGATTCTACAATGATTGTTGTTCCGCCTGAAAAAGAACTTCAACTTCCTGAACCAGAAATTCAATTTGATTTGAGTGCTGAAGATTTCCGATGGATTCTTGATGCTGCTAATGTTCTTGGTAGTCCTCAAATCTCAGTTGAATCTGATGGCACTAAAGTAACACTCAACACTTTGGATGTTGCAAATGATTCTGCTCACACCGAATCGCTTGAATTGTCAACTGCTGGTTCTGGTGACAAGTATAAAATGGTTTTCAAAACAGAAAACATCTCCAAGATTTTGAATGGTGCCTATGAAGTAAAGATTTCTTCTAAAGGTATTTCACATTTCAAAAACAAGAAGAACAATGTTGAATACTGGATCACTACAGAGATTGGTTCTACCTTTCAGAAAGGTTGATTATGGTTTTGTTTACTGATGCTGAAACTAAAACTAGTGTCTATGTTAATCCTGATAATGTGAAATATGTTCGGGAAACTAGAGTAGGCACTAGACTTGGATTTGTTGATGATACATATGTGCTTGTAACAGACGATCCAAAAACTTGTGCCGAGAAGTTGTCTAAGAAAACTTCTAAATAATATTATGTCTAAAGTGGAGAATTTTTATTATGGATCATCTTCTGTGGGTAGAATCACACAGGCCCAAAACTATTGGCGACTGCATTCTCCCGGAACGCCTCAAGAAGCCGTTTCAAGAGTATGTCAACCAAAAAAATATTCCGAATCTGCTTCTCTCTGGTGGCCCAGGAGTCGGCAAGACAACTGTTGCGAAAGCTCTTTGCAACGAAATCGGATGCGACTACATCGTAATCAATGGCTCTGACGAATCAGGCATCGATGTTTTTCGCACTAAGATTAAAAACTATGCTTCTTCTATGTCATTGGCTGGTGGCCGCAAGGTCATCATCATTGATGAAGCTGACTATCTAAATCCTAACTCTACACAACCAGCTCTAAGAAATGCAATCGAAGAATTTGCTTCCAATTGTTCGTTCATTTTCACTTGCAATTACAAGAGTCGTATTATTGAGCCTCTGCATTCTCGTTGTGCTGGAATTGATTTTACGCTAAAGGGTTCTGAGAAGTCTCAGATGGCCAAAGACTTCTTTGGTCGTATCAAACAAATTTTGCAAAGTGAATCGGTTGGCTTTGATGACAAAGTTGTTGCTGAGCTGATTAAGAAACACTTTCCAGATTTTCGCCGCATCATCAATGAGTTGCAGCGTTACTCTCAGTTTGGCAAAATCGATGCTGGTATCCTCTCACAAATCAACAATACATCAATTGCTGAGATTGTGAAATACATGAAAGATAAGGATTTTGGTGCCATTCGTAAGTGGGTGGCAACTGGTGATTATGATCCCAATGTTGTGTTTCGCCAAATCTATGATGCTTCTTATGACATTCTAAAACCGCAATCAATTCCTCAAGCAGTTTTGATTCTTGCTGACTATCAGTATAAACAGGCGTTTGTTGCTGATGGTGAAATTAATCTTGTTGCTTGCCTCGTTGAGTTGATGGGAAATTGTGAGTTTGCATAGTGAGTAATAGCTTTGATGACATTGCTAGCTCTGTTCTTATTGGTTCTATCGGTCGCCGACTTCGCCGTAAGAAACAGAAACTATATTCTCGCAAGTATGGACAAAAGTATGATTCTGAACGAAAAGAAGATAACAGGGTAATCATGGATTCAGATTTTAATAGTCAAACACCATCAGAATATTTTCTGAGCGCAGCTTCTTTGAATGATCACTACATTTCAAAGTTGATGGCTCTGAGGATTGAAAATGGCTATGACACTCTAACTGTCAAAGAAAATCTTTTGTGTGATTCTAAAAAATGGACTCACTACACACACTCTTTGTTGGAAGATAAAGACATTCAAATTATTGAATATAGCAACAAAACTGGTATGATTGTGAATCATGCTACAATGGACTTTTTAGACTACAGCATTGATTCTAATCTTGTTGAGGTAAAACTTTTTGGTTCTAAGGAGTATATTGAACAGAAGTATGAAGAGTTGAAGAAAAATTTTTCAGTTGCTAACTGCTACATTGAATGGGTCTACGGAAGCTCTGGTGAATCAGTAAATATTCCTCTATTGCCTGAGAAGTTGCCTATCTCTGAAATGTATCCGTTTCTTGGTGAAGAATCAATTGAAAGCTACTATGAGAGGTTTCTAAACTCATCAGCCTCGATTCTGCTTCTGATTGGTCCTCCTGGCACCGGTAAGACTACTTTTATTCGTGGTTTGTTGCATCACGCATCAAAGAATGCTATTGTAACTTATGACGAAAAGATTCTTGACCGAGACTATGTGTTTGCTCAGTTTGTCGAGGGTGAAGTTGGTGTTATGGTCATTGAAGATGCTGATAACTTCCTCAAATCTAGGTCGAATGGTAATACAATGATGCATCGATTTTTGAATGTCGGTGATGGATTGATTTCTACAAGAGGTAAGAAACTTATCTTTTCAACCAATCTGCCATCAACAAATGATATTGATAGTGCTTTGATTCGCCCTGGTCGTTGTTTTGACATTGTAACTTTTGATAACTACACAAAAGAACAAGCGGAAAATCTTGCCGTAAAGTTGGGTATAGAGTTTTCGCCAAAAGAAAATAATTCTGACACATACTCTTTGGCTGAGATTTTTCATAAACAAAACAATACCAAACCCAAACAGACGAATAGAAAGATGGGATTTGTATGAGCAACCCTTTTGATTATGTGAATCAGATTCTGTATGGCAAGAAGAATTTGATTGTTGATGAAATAACTGAAAAAGCTTACAATCCATTCATTGTAAACAGGTCACTTTCTTATCATTTTGACTGTGTTTTGTTTGCAAATGAGATGAATCAGCGTCATTTCCTTGATAAGAAACTACAGAACTCGTTTCTTATAAATACCGTAAGGTCTAGAAAAAGACCTTTTGCTAAGTGGGTAAAGTCTGAAAAAAGTGAAGATTTGGAATGTATTAAAAAGCACTTCAATTATTCAGACAACAGGGCTCTTGAAGTCTTGTCACTCCTTAGTGAAGACCAAATCCAAAAATTAAAAGAAAAAGCCGAAATCGGTGGATTGAGGAAATGATATGTCTGATATATTCAAAGGAGTTGGCGTTGAGATAACACTTGACGATGAAGATGCTTTTCTAAAAGTCAGAGAAACTTTGACAAGAATTGGCGTTTCTTCTCGTAAAGAAAAAGTGTTATATCAGTCATGCCATATTTTACATAAACAAGGTCGCTATGTAATTCTACACTTCAAGGAACTTTTTGCTTTAGATGGCAAACCTTCTACAATAACAGAAAATGATATTCAAAGAAGAAATGCCATTGCTAATCTGCTAGAAGAATGGGGATTAGTAAAGATTCTGAAAGATGAGAAAGAAAAGATTGAAGGTAATGCTGCACCTCTACATCAAATAAAAATTATAGCGTTTAAAGATAAGAACGATTGGGAACTAGTTAGTAAGTATACGATAGGGAAAAAGAAAGTTGAGTAATTATTATGAAGACCAAAGTTGTGAGGTTGAAAAATCTCTATACAGGAGAGATTGTATTCACC